CGCTCACATTCAGCATGTTGTCAGTTCCGAAGGATTTCGGCGTGCTCGACGCGACGTGGGAGTCGGTCGCTGATTGCACGGTCAGTTGCTGTGTGGTCCCTGCGACCACCGCGAGATTAGACATGTAACTCGTGGTGAACTTTTGTTTGGTTAGGCTTGGTTCTATGTTGACATTGACCAAGGGATGCGGCACGTCCGAACCTTCCTTCATAGCAGAGTGAAACTCAAGCTCCTGTGATGTGAGCAGGTGCTCTGGTCCGACTTGCCGGAATGGTTTTGGATTTGACAACGGATCGCGACTTTGTGCCACCTGCGCATTGATCGCCTTCGCCGTGTCACTACGTGACACGGTGCGGTTAGCGATGCGCTTGACTTCTCTTCGCAATTGGCCGTCATGTTGGTTCCTGTTGTTGTCATTACTCTTCCTACCCATATTATGGTGGGGTTGATATTCACTTGGGCTGCGTCTTCACGCGCAATTGGACGGAATATGTTCGTCCAGGATAATTACTTAATAGATCCACAAGGAGCTAGTTCTCGCCCTAGCTCACGGCAGTGTCCTCGGACACTAGTTAGGTTTACCTTCCACAGGGATAGTTCGGGATATCAGCCACCACGTCGGCCTCAGCCGTCAGGGATGCAGCTCTCCCTTGTCCTTGGGAGGCACGGCAACTCGTTTGCCGCGCCTTGCAGGATGTCGGGAAGCCAATGTCTGCGCATCGACTGCTGCTCGTTCCTTCTTACTGACTCGCTTACGGGCTCGTCCATTGTCGGGCAGAATCTCCGCTCGGCCCTGTCGGCCAGGCTTGAAACTGCCAACTGGAACATTTGATAGTTCCGTTGGAGCGAAATCCGGATGCTTCTCAGCTTTCTCGGAATCGCCTCCTTGAAACGCGCTGGGTTCTTTAATAAGATAGCAGTCATGAAACAAGGAGCTAGCCTCCGCATAGGTATCGCACTCAGTAATGCGTATAACCCAACGGTCGAGAGTAGCAAAATCATAGCCCTCATCTTCAAGCTTGTTTGCTACTGCTTGAATCTGGTCTAGAGAATTCAGACCGGGCCACCCACCATCCGCGCCTGTCATAACAGTAGTTCGCAAATGGTAGGGAAGAAGGTCCACGTAATTGGCCTCCACTGTCGTCGTGCCCGAAGACGACAGTAGAAGAACGTGGCGCGCCGCCACCGCGATTGAGTTCAACACAGGGGTGTTGTAATCATCTATCGCGATCTGCGTGTACCGCACTCGCAGCGCCTCCAAAAACCCGACTTTTCTGCCGAGTGAATGGAATTTGGATAGCAGACGCGTCACATTAGTGTGCGACACGTTCTCTCCCCCAAATGCTCCGGGGTAGAATCGATTCAGAAAATCCACTTCATCACCATACATGAACTTGTTGAACTTCATGACCTGCCCCATCTCTTGCGAGGCAATCTGGTAATTGGCAACACTCATGTCGCCGATGAGGACGTCGTCACCGCCAATTTGGCCTTTCTCGCACAAATGCTTGAAAGCCTCGTCGACAGTCAGACCGTCTAGGAGTAGGGCATAGAACACCATGAACCCACTCAACAAAGAGTTAAAGTCTGAGGTTTCTGCACTGCCCGACAACCGCGTCCACATAGTGCTGAACACCACCAGGATCGCGATAGCTGAATCGCTGCATGACGCGCTGTTGTCATGGTTGGCCTCATGAAGCTCTACGAACTCATCATGATAACGCGTCTGGAGACAATGCAACATCGTTACACGCTCCAAAAGTCGAGCAACATAAGTCACTCGTCCGTCCATGCGACTCGCGTCTGCTCCCAGCGCGGTTCGGCACCGCACCATGGCATTAGCGACTGCGTCTGCGACCTCGGGGGGGGACTTGCCAAAACAGTACCAACTCTGCTTTTTCATGACAAACTCCGAGAACGGATACATGAACGTTGCGTAGCGCATCTTAGGATTGCCTTTAAGGACGGAGATAACTCGCGCATCCTTAAGCTCGGAGTAGTCTTCTCTTTTTCCG